GGGCCGCAAATAGATATTTGCGTTCTGATGGAACGTGGAGCGTGCCACCAGACAATAACACAACCTATAATGACGCTACTCAGTCCGCACACGGTCTTATGACCGCGGCAGATAAAAAGAAATTAGACGGTATTGCCACAAACGCGAACAACTATACACACCCTACGACAAGTGGTAACAAACACATCCCGGCGGGCGGTTCTTCCGGTCAAATCTTACGTTGGAGCGCAGATGGTACAGCTATTTGGGGCGCGGATAACGATACCACTTACAGTGATTTTAAAGCCGCCGCAAGTGGTGACGCAATGGGTACTCATGGACTTGTACCGGCACCAGCGGCAGGACATGAGACTATGGTGTTATTCGGGAGTGGCTATTGGGGTAGCTTACAAACGAGGGCTTACAATCCCTCTGCGGATAAATGCGGCTTCTGGATTACGAGGGATGAAGGTGAGGCGGCCGTAGATTTATGTGGGTTTGTCTTTAGTGGGGCAACTAGTAGTGCGGCCGGTGTTATGAGTGCGACCGATAAAAGTAAGCTCGATGCGTTACCGACAAACGCCACCTTGTCGAGTACATACGCTAAGAAATCAGAAATCACAAATATGTATAAATATTGTGGTTCAGTAGCTTCTTCAGACAAATTACCAACAACCGGACAGAAAGTTGGTGATGTTTACAACATCGAAGCGGCCAGCAAATATGGCGGCGCAGGCATGAATGTTGCATGGAACGGTAGCGCTTGGGACCCATTAGGTGAAATTTTTACAATTACAGCTATCACAAATGCAGAAATTGACACTATTTGCGTATAAGGTTAGGTGGAATCATGGGGTTTTTAAATAACAGCGGAGTAAATTATCTGTGGAATAAGGTAAAAGACTATGTAGATTCTCGCGCAATTGCAGGGAATATCAAACAGGTGCGGACTGTCAGTGCGAGTCAAAGCAGTAGCCTGAGTGTTAACACATTTGGAAATAACATCACTATTAATTTGAGCAGTTATGGTTTCAAAACAACACCTATTGTTGTACCACAGGCACAAGGGTGGTTAGAACCAAGACTGGTAAGTGTATCCACCACTTCTCTCGTTGTGCAGTTCTATAATGCCGGAAATGCCGCGCATACCGGAGGTGCGAAATTCGCATTAATAGAGGTGCTGTGATATGAGGGACAGACGACAAGAACTGATCAATTATTGTTGTAAATCGGATGAGGATAGAATCGTTTTTGTACCACTTATCGAGGAAGCCATTTTTCTCGAAAAGCGGTTAGAGGATTTAAAAAAGTTACCTTTCATCAAGATTAACCCTAAAAATCCGGCGCAGCAGAAGAATACACCTGCACAGAAGCAATATAAAGAGTTATTGCAGCAGTATACAAATGTCATTAAGGTCCTGACAAGAGCAACTGGTCAGGATGAAGGAGATGAGGAGTCTCCGCTTCGAAAGTGGGTAAGAAAGCAGGGGACGATGGATAGCGATCAGAGCGGCAAGGGGTGAAAACTTTATGGATGTTCGCAATAAAACTATCTGGACACCTGACAACTCCTACTTGTTGGAATACCGGGCAAAAGCTGAAACAGGTGAGATTGTCATAGGGCAGGAATTATGGCAGGAGCTTGATAACTTAGCTGAAGATTTTCACAATGACAGATATTTTTATGATACCGATGCAGCTTGTCTGCGCATGGATTTCATGGAAAACTGCATCAGGCTGACAAAATCCCCTTTCTACAATAAACCGATGATTTTGATGCTCTGGCAGAAAGCGTGGATTGAAGCGTTTTACAGCTTTAAGATGTCGGAGACAGGGTTTGATCGATTCAAAAAGACAATTTTGCTTATTGCCCGTAAGAATACAAAGAGTGAAACCAGTTCCGCACTGGCTAACGCCGAATTTATCACAGGTAACGAGGGTGCAGATATTTGTTGTAGCTCAAATGACGAAGCACAGTGTAGTATTGTGTATGATGCAATAGACCTGATGCGGCAATTATATGACCCCAAAGACTTCGACACCAAGCGAAATCAACGTTTTATTTTAAATAAGGCAACGAATACGAAGATATTCAAGATGTCCGACAGGACGAAGAACAAAGAGGGTCGAAATATTGATTTTGCTATCGTGGATGAGACGCATGAGATGAAAGAAAATATCATCGGTAAATCAATCGAACAGTCGCAGTCATTAAAAGATAATCCGAAGTTTATCAATATTACTACCGAGGGATTTATTGTTGACGGATATCTCGACGATGAATTAAAAAAAGCCCGCCGAGTCATTGCAAAAGAGGATGACGGTGTGGCAGCAGAAAGACTCCTGCCATGGTTGTACACCCAAGATTCTGAACAGGAAGTCTGGGACGGCAACCGAAAGAACCGGCTGTGGGAAAAATCGAATCCTACGCTGGGAATAGTTAAGAAATGGGAGTACTTAGAAGAACAAGTAGATACCGCAAAAAGTTCGAAAGCGGACCGCATTTTCGTATTGTCAAAGGATTTTAATATCAAACAAAACGGCACAGAAGCATGGTTGAACTTAGAAGATTATTCCTACGAAGCGGCATATAACTTAGAAGAATTTGAGGGTGCTAAGTGTCTCGGAGCGGTTGACTTATCGGAGACCACGGACTTATCGGCGACTAAAATTCTTCTCATGAGACCGGGAGACCCAGTTAAGTACATATATCAACATTATTTCATTCCGGAATCAAAATTAGAGGATTCAGATGATTGGAATGCCGGAGCAAGATATAAAGAGTGGGCGAAAGACGGGCTGCTCACAGTCACGGAAGGAAATGACATTGATCTGGCAGTTGTAGCCGATTGGTTTTATAGCCTGTATACCAACTACAATATCCGGCTTTGGAAATGCGGATACGACCAGAGATTTGCGAAGGATTGGCTTACCCGCATGGACTTCTACGGCTGGCAGAGAACCGGCGGGGACGATTCAGATTTAGTTATGATCTTGCAGAACGCACAGACGTTATCTAATGCGATGAAGCTCTGCGAAGCAGATTTTAAACATCAGTTAATTAATTATAACAATAATATTGTAGACAAATGGTGTCTGGGAAATGCAGGAATTAAAGTGGATGACCACGGACAATGTTTGTGTATTAAACAAGAAACTCCGAAGCGAATTGATGGAGCGGTATGTCTGATTATTTTATATGAAATGTACAGGCGCTACCGTACAGAATTTAAAGCCATGATTGAGAGGTGATAGTGTGGGATGGCTTGATAAATTAAAACGAAAATCACCAAAAAAGCAGAAATGGGCGCAGATGCTCAATGGTTACACACCTATCTTCTCCCAATTTGGTACGAATATTTATGCGTCTGATGTAGTTCAGCAAGCGGTCAAGTGTATTGTAGATGAAATGAAGAAACTCAACCCTACACATATCCGGTATAACAGAAATGACCCCGTGCCGGTAAGTGGCACGATACAAACATTGTTAAATGACCCGAATCCGGTAATGACAACGAGTGAGTTTTTAGAAAAAATCACATGGTTGTTACTCTTAAACTATAACGCTTTTATTTTACCGACATATTACATTTATACGAATAAAGACGGGACACAGGTAAGGGTATATGACGGTCTTTATCCTTTGAAACCTACTTTTGTAGAGTTTATTGAGGATGAATCAAATCGGTTATATGTGAAGATGCGATTCGAGAATAACTTTGAAACAACGATACCTTACAGTGATCTGATTCACATTAAATATAACTATTCTGTTAATGAGTATATGGGAGGAGATGTATCCGGTCAGCCGGATCATAAACCTGTATTAGACACTTTACAGTTGAATCAAACGCTCCTTGAAGGTGTTGCCAAAGCGATGAAAGCCTCTTATGCAGTTAACGGCGTTGTAAAATACAACACGATGCTTGATGATGGTAAAACAGAGGCGGCTATGCAGGAATTAGAAACAAAACTGAGAAATTCGGAGAGTGGCTTTTTGCCTCTTGATTTAAAATCTGAATTTACGCCGTTAGAGAGATCAACGCAGTTAGTTGATGAAGCCACCTTGAAGTTTATTGATGAAAAAATCTTAAGAAACTGGGGTGTGCCACTTTCAATTCTGACAGGAGATTATACAAAAGAACAATATGCTGCATTCTATCAGAAAACACTTGAACCGCTTATTATATCTATCTCGCAGGCGTTTACAAAGAAACTGTTCACAAGACGTGAAAGAGCGTTTGGCAACGAGATAAGGTTATATCCGAAAGACCTCATTTTCATGACGGTAGACCAGACACTTGAAATGGTGAATATGCTTAGCAATACCGGTTCAATTTATGAGAATGAAAAGAGGGTGGCATTTGGATTACAGCCACTGCCCGAATTGGAAGGTAAGAGGTACATGAGTTTGAATTGGGTTGACGTTGATATTGCAAATCAATACCAGATGAATAACAAGACAGGCAAAGGTTCCTCGAATGATGGCGGAGGTGAAAATAAAAATGAAGAATAAAGAGTTAGAACGGCGTTCCTACAATTTTGAAGTCCGGGCAGAAGAAACAGAAGCCGGAAATATCATCACCGGACGGCCGATTGTTTATAATAGTCGTACAGATTTAGGCTGGTTCGATGAAATTATAGAACCGGGAGCTTTAAATAATACGGATTTAACGGATGTTCGATTTTTAGTAAATCATGATACAAGTAAAATTCCGTTGGCACGCTCAAGGCGAAATACAGCAAACAGCACAATGCAGCTTACAACGGATAATGATGGCCTTGGAATCCGGGTAACACTGGATGTCGAAAATAATTCCGAAGCCAGAGCTTTGTATAGTGCTGTACAGCGTGGCGATATATCTGGTATGAGTTTCATGTTCGGAATCCGGGACGAGGAGTGGGAGAACTTAGATTCCGACCACCCGACCCGCCACATCAAAGATATTAGTACAGTCGTGGAAGTAAGTGCGGTAACATTTCCGGCTTATGAAAACACTGAGATAAATGCACGCTGCAAGGGGGCGTTGGACAATGCCCGGTCTGCGCTGGACAGTGCAAGACAGCACCGTGGTACGTCGGTGGACACTGACAATGAATTAGCACTATTGAAAGCAAAAACTGAAATCTTAGGAGGTTTTTAAGATGGGTAGAAAAGCAATTTTAGAGAAGCGTTTACAGCGTTTACAGGCAAAAAAGCAGAAATTAAAAGAAAGAGCGTTAGCGTCACAGGATGCGGCAGAAGTAAGAAGTATCAACGAACAGTTAGAGGACGTAAACGCGGAAATCGGAGAAACAGAAGAAGAAATCAGAGCGATTGACGGAGAAGGTGGAGAACCGGCCCCATTTAATGACCCGGACGACCCGGTAAATGACCCGGCAGCCGCCCCACAGCAGAGAGGCTTAGCACCAGTACCGGGCGCAGGTGACCCGGTAGGAACGACCGTGGTTCGAGGTGCTTATGGTCAGCACACAAACATGAACAACCAGCCTGACAATAACGACCCTTACGGAACTATTGAGTATCGTACAGCGTTTAAGAATTATGTGCAGCGTGGAACACCTATTCCAGCCGAACTGATTCAGAGAGCAGGAGGCGATCCCGGCCCAACCGTTGCCACTGACTTAGGGATGATTATTCCGACAACCATCATGAATGAATTTATCAAGAAAGTATCTAAGGTATACGGTCAGTTATATTCTAAGGTGCGTAAGTTAAACATTCAGGGCGGTGTGAAGTTCCCTATTTCCGACTTAAAGGCTAACTTTAAGTGGATTACAGAAACAACCGTTTCTACTAGACAGAAGGCTGGAGACATTAAAGAATACATTGAATTTTCTTATAACATCGGTGAGATTCGTGTATCACAGACATTGCTTTCACAGGTCGTTACACTTTCCCTCTTTGAGGAAGAAATCGTAAGAATTATGACGGAGGCATATGTTGAGGCAATGGATAAAGGTATTATTGCCGGAACAGGTCAGGGACAGATGCTTGGTATTCTCAAAGACACTCGTGTAACAAGTCAGAAAGGCCATATCATTGAGTTTACAGATGCCGAATTTTCCGACTGGGAAAAATGGAGAAAGAAACTCTTTGCAATCATCCCACTTTCAAAACGTGGACAGGGTGAATTTATTTTCACAGCCGGAACGGTTGAAAGTAATCTCTTAACCATGAAGGACGCAAATAATAGACCTGTATTCCGTGAAGCAACAGACTTAAACGTGGGCGAGTCCGCTACTTCTGGCAGATTTTACGGCCGTGAGGTAACAATGGTAGAGCCTGACATTGTCGCAGACTTTGACAGTGCAAATACTGGCGACGTTGTAGGTGTTTACTGGATTCCTAACGACTACGCAATCAATACGAACCTTGCGTTCGGTATGAAGCGTTATTTTGACGAGGAAAAGAACGAATGGGTAAACAAAGGCCTTACTATCGTGGATGGTAAGATTGTAGACCCACAGGGATGCTATATCATCAAAAAGAAATAATGAGGTGATTATATGATTATTGACACAACGGTAAAAGCCTTAAAGAATCTGTGTGCCGTCCTTTTAGGGGACGGTAGCACATGGGAGGATATTCCGGGAACAACTATCCCGGAAGTTATCAACCAAATTGCGATTGCTAAAGGCGGTGAGGACCCTTCCGGCGAACTTGGTACACTGACAGTTTCGACCGTACCGGGTACTACTTCCGGCAAAACAAAAGTAACCGTATCTGGCAATGGTTCCGGCCAGCTTTACTATAAAGTGAGCGGTTCCATTTCCCTTCCCGAATATTTGCAGAATATTTCCGACTGGACTACTTGGGACGGTACAAGCGAAATCACAGCGACCGACGGGGAAACTATTTGTGTAGCCGAGGCAGATAGTAAGAACCTTGCTATTGCAGCGGGTACAGCAACGGTAAACGCAAACACGAACTAGGAGGTGTTGACGGGTGACAGATGCGGAATTATTGACTGAGGTTAAAAAGAGAATCGGCATTACAGGCGACTATCAGGACGACACCTTAACCGGTCACATTCAGGACGTGAAAGACTTTATGCAGGACGCGGGCGTGTCCGAGGAAGTCATGCAGACAACTAAGATAATTGGAGCGGTCACCCGTGGTGTGTCCGATTTGTGGGACTATGGGAGCGGTAACGGGGAGTTTTCCCCTTACTTCTTTCAGAGGGTTACACAGTTAGTATATAAAGGCGGTGAGGTAGGTGAGTAGCTATAAACCGTCCGGGCCGTTTGTAACGCCTGTTATATTGCTAACACCGACTTACACGACCGTTAAGGGTGTGAGAAAAAAAGTGTATCCGGCTGACGGTCCAATAATTAATTGTTGCTTTAAAACATACGGCGGTACAGAAAAAAACATCAATGACGTGTACTCAATCGAGGACACGGCGAACATTGAAACGTGGTACAGGCCGGATATAAAAAGTGATTGTCAGATAAAACTGGCAGACACAGGCGCAGTATATGAGGTCATGAACGAGCCGGAAAATATTGATATGAGAAACCAATATTGTAAGTTTAAGGTTCGTCGCGTAAAGGGTGGTGCCTAGTGGGTAAGAACTTACTTAGGTTAGATACTAGCGGTTTTGAGGAGTATATAGCAAAGCTTGAGAAGCTAGAAGCTGATGTAAAACCGATTGTGACCGAGGCACTAAACAAAGCAGGTGTAAAAATCACAAGTGACACGACAAACGCCGTGGCAGAACCCAATTTACCGCGCGGTGGTAAGTATTTCACCGGCGAAACGAAAGCTAGTATCATCCAAAACCCACAGGCCTCTTGGTCTGGTTCTATCGCAGAAATCGGTGTGGGTTTTGACTTTGATAAGCCCGGCGCGGGCGGCTTTCTCATCACGGGTACGCCACGCATGGCTCCAGATAAGGCGCTAAATAAGATTTATAAGAGTAAAAAATACATGAAAGACGTTCAACAGGAAATGATTGAAGTTTTTCAGAAAGAAATCATAGCAAGAATGGGAAGGTGATGAGATGGAAGATAATTTGATTGATATTTTAACCGAATTTGGATATCCGGTCTTGCGTCAGGGAAGTTTGACACCTGATGAAAAATATCCCGAACATTTTTTTACGTTTTGGAATAACGATGCGCCCGATCATTCTCACTATGATAATAGCGAGTACGGAACGGAATGGGATTTCGATGTGAATTTTTACAGTACAGACCCTGAGAAAACCTATTCCGTACTGGCACAAGCGAGAACAAAATTGAAAGAAAATAAGTGGATTATCCCCGGTCAGGGATATGATGTGGCAAGTGATGAGATCACACACACCGGCCGTGGGTTAAGAGCATATTATTTACAAATTCAGGAGGTATAACCTATGAAAATTTTTGAGTACAGAGGCGTTGAGGGTGCTGTATATGCACCTATCGTAACCGATGATGATACTACTTTTGAAACAGGAACTGTTAAATCCTTAGCCGGCGTTTCTGAAATCGCAAAGTCAACAGATTCCAGTAATGAAGCACATTACTACGATAATATTCCGGCAGTTGTCGTTGGCTCTACTGGTTCTGACGAAATCACAATTAACTCTTCTGCTATTCCTCTTGATGTGTTAGCGGAAATCACAGGCCAGTATTATGACGAAGCAACAGGCATGATGGTAGAACAGGAAAGGACAACAAAGTATTTTGCGTTTGGCTATCGTACAAAGACAACTGACGGAACAGAAATCCTTGTCTGGAGACTGAAAGGCACATTCAATATCCCGGATTCCGATCATGCAACAGAAGATGACGGAACAGACGCAAACGGTCAGGAAATCACTTATACAGGTATCTCTACAACACATAAGTTCACTAAGACAGGTAAGTCAGCAAAGGCAGTCAACGTAGATACGAGCCTTGACAAGGTTGATACTGCAGAATTCTTTAAGAAAGTCCAGACACCTGATAGCGTTACGACTAGAGCATAATTAATGAAAAACAGGGTAATAGATACTATTAATAAAGATTAATTAGATTAATTACTATTAATTAATTGGAATCAAAGACACTCTCGCCTGTTTTGCTGACTATGAAACAGGCGAGAGGCTGAAATTTGCAAAGGAGGTAGTCTTATATGAGATTAGAAATCAATGTATATGATGAAAATGATACAATCATCAAGACTTGCGAGGCACATACGATTGACTTAGAGTTCGGAACAATCCGTTCTCTTATGAAGCTCTTGAATGTAGATAATGTAAATGATACCGGGGAACTTTTAAATATTGTGTACGGCGCATGGGAACAGCTTGTTGAAGTATTAGGAAAATGTTTCCCTGATATGGAGGCGGATGACTGGGAGCATGTCAAATTAAAGGAATTGATTCCTGCAATCCTGAATATTTTAAAGGCTTCTTTTGCTGATATCTTATCAATTCCAAAAGACCCAAAAAACTAGATGGCGGGGTAGATGATACCCCGCTTTTTGAAATATTATTTAATATTAATTATCAGCTATGTAAAGAGTTCCCAGCTATGACTCCTTATGATGTAGAAAAGAAATCTTTTCACGATGTAATAAGATTATATAGCGACGTGCGTGCAATGCAGATAAGGGAAACAAAGCGAGAAAATGATAAAGGCAATGATAATAAAGTTATCCGTCGGCCTGCCGGGGATAGCTGGTTTTAGGTGGTGAGACGATGGGCACGAATGCGGATACAAGTACGACAAAACTGAAAATGGATATATCTGACCTTAAGCGGTCAATGACAGAAGCAAGGCGACAAATAAGGCTTGCGAATGCAGAGTTTAAAGCATCCAGTGCAGGCATGGACAACTGGGCGCAGTCCGCAGATGGATTGAGCGCCAAGATGGACCAGTTGCGGAACACCTTAAAAGCAGAAAAGTCTATCTTGTCCGACTTGAATAAACAGTACGATTTGACGGTACAGTCACAGGGTAAGAATTCAAAAGGCGCACAGGAGTTACTTATCAAGATCAAAAATCAGGAGGCAGCCATTAATAAGACAAAAGCGTCTCTTGAAAAATACGGACGCATGTTGTCACAACTTGACTCCGAGGCGGATCAGGCAGCTAATGGTGCAAATGAAATGCGGTCAGCTTATGAAGAACTGGATAGTACGATTTCCAAGCAGGAAAGTAGTCTGCAGGAGCTTAAAACACGCTACGCAAGTGTGGTATTAGAGCAGGGAAAGACCTCTGCGGAAGCACAACAGTTAGCCGGCGAGATTTCGCAGTTATCGAGCGAACTTGCCGAAAATAAAAATAAAATGTCAAACGCTGCAAATGCAGCAGATGACTTAGACAACAGCTTAGAACGAGCAGGAAATGAAGCGGAAGATAGTTCCGACGGCTTTACGGTTTTAAAAGGCGCATTGGCTGACCTTACGGCAGATGGTATCCGCAGTGCGATAAGTTCACTAAAAGATTTTGCAACCGAATCCGATCAGGCTTATAACAAGTTCCAGGCACAGACGGGCGCGAGTGCAAAACAGATGCAGGCGTTCAAAAAAGAAATGAATGAACTGTACGACAATAATTATGGTGAGAGCTTGCAGGACGTGGGCGACAAAATGGCATACGTCAAACAGGTAACTAAAGAGACGGATCCGTCAAAAATCAAAGAGCTGACCGAAAATGCCATAACATTAGAGGACACGTTCGGATCAGATTTCAATGAAACAATTCGTGGCGTAAGCAATTTAATGACACACTTCGGCATTGATTCTACTACAGCGTTTGATTTATTTGCGAAAGGTTCACAGGAAGGACTTGACTATACAGATGAATTAGGGGATAACATCTCCGAGTATGGCGGAAACTTTAAGCAGGCGGGATATTCTGCACAAGAATACTTTCAATTACTCGCGAATGGTACACAGAATGGGGCGTACAATCTCGATAAGGTTAACGACTCGATTAATGAAGTTAAAAATCGCCTTGGTGACGGTACAATAGGTAAAAATATTGGCATGTTCAGCAAAGATACCCAGACGGCTTTCAAAAACTGGGAAAGCGGAAAGGGTACGATGAAAGATGTCATTGAGTCTATTGTTGCCGATATCAATAACTGTACGAATGAGCAGGATGCCTTGAATATGGCTGCAACTGCTTTTGGCACGATGGGAGAAGATGCGAACCTCAAAGTTGTGAAATCACTCACATCGACCGGTAACACATTTAATGATGTTAAAGGTAAGATGGAGGAGATTAAAGATGTTCGCTATGATGATGTAGGGTCACAGTTTAGTGAAATCGGACGTAAATTACAAACAGGTCTCATTATACCATTAGCTCAGGAAGCTTTACCCGGGATAAAATCATTTGCGGATTATGCTATCCAGCATATGAATAGTCTTATTCCGGCTATCACGGGAGTAGGCACTGCGCTCGGCACTGTATTCATAGCGAGCAAGATAAGCGGATTTATTACGACATTATCGGGAATGGCTGCTGCAATGGGATTAGTTACTACTGCAACTACCGCAGCAACTGGAGCGGCGACAGGATTCAATCTTGCCATGCTGGCAAATCCTGTAACACTAGCTGTCGCTGGTGTTGCAGCACTTACAGCTGGAGTAGCCGCATATGTAGTTAAAACAAAATTATCAAGCAAAAAAATAGATGAAAATGCAGCCGCAACAGATAACCTCATCAGTAAGCAAAAAGAGCTTGCGAAATCCTTAAAGGAATCTGACAAAGCAAGACAGGACGGTGTAAAGAGTGCAGAAGCCGAGGGGGCGCAGGCAGATATTTATTACGACCGTTTGAATGATTTAATTGGGGTAGAGCATAA